CACCGTTCGGAAGCGTGCCGACCTCAATCGGGTTGCGATCATCTACCAAAAAGGCAAACACGTCGCGGTCGCTGGCGAACAACGTCGTGGTCTCCAACGTAACCGGCACGTCCGGGTCATACACGGCCATGCCGTCGCGGCTGCCGGTCGTCATGCCGGGCACCTTCCAGCGCCCGCCGCTATCGTCAACCAACTGCTTGATTGGTTCTAATATTTCCCAATCGAAGATGCGGCCATAATCCGGTCCGGTTGCAGCTCGCAGCTCGCCGCCTTCTGTTTGGCTGCCGTACACCTTAACCAGTTCGCGGTTCCGGTTATAACGCAGACCCCATTGGATGCAGTCGGCGGCCAACGGTGCGGGCAGGTCCCGCAAATATCCCGCAGGAGCGCCGGACAACGAGGCAAGCTGCCCGAACGACCAATTCGTCGGGGCGTTCTGATGCTCGCCATTAGCGTCATCACGGTATTCAATAGTGATTTCGCCCGCCGTAGGGCTGCCTTCGTTAACGTCGCCCAGGACGTTCATCTTGTGAGTGTCCACGATGCGGCTAGTCATGCGGCCCGCATCGACTTTCTTAAACGCCAGCATATCGTCCAGCGACAGGAACTTCTGATCGTCCGGGCGGCTGAACCACTGGCTCGATACCTGCGTGTTGCCAATGCCATGCTGGAATGCGTTCGTAACGTAAGTCATGATATTCTCCCTATGTCAGCCGTTCAAAGCAAACGGCCTATGCGGGTTCTCGCATGGGCCGTTCTGGCAGTCAACATGTTTTTTTAAAAAATTATCGTCGGCGTCGAGGCCTTCGCCTCTGCTGCACCATCCGCTCCGCACGATCCATTGTTTCTGCGCCATAGATCAGCCGTGAAATCCAATTGAACAGGAAAAACATTATTGATCCTCCATAGACGCAATGGCCAGATCGCGGGCTAGGTCCCGCATTTTGGAGACGGCCTCAAACATTTCATGCGCAATTTCCAGATCGTGCGCCCGGCTCAAATTAGGCGAGTGCCTGCCTTGGTAGTTCCTGCCGTGAAACGGGGTTCCTACCAGATATCGCAGCGCTGTCTCCATTTCTTCGGCAGCGTTAGAAATTAGCGCGCTGGACGCCGCGAAATCTTTCGCGTCGTTCCCGTTCAGGTGCGGTCTCGCACATATCGTCATGTCGTATCTCCCTTGGTTATGACGCAGCCGTTCTACGCGATTATATGGGAGCAATCAATCCTAAAATCATATCCCAATCAATTTCTTCTGATCCCAGGTACAACGGCTCAACCGCCATGCCCTCTAATTTTAGGTCGGAGGCTTTCGATCCCGGATACAAACGCACCTCTTGCGGTTTGGTTTTCGTCGCGACCTTCAGCACCAAAACCCAAACGCTGGCCTTTAACTTCGCATGTCGGTGGAGCCACGCGACCTGATGGGGCCGTAAATCGACTGCGCGGCCCGCTGTGGCCTTTAGTTCGACGAAATGGAACTTACCCTGCTCGTCGCATAGCATGACGTCTGGGACGCCCGGCAGCGCCCAAGACTCAAGACGGGTCGCCGTCAAGTTCCGGTTCGTCGTCGCCATCCCCGCTTTCATCGTCCTCCAGAACCCGCTTTCCCTGTTCGCTGCCGTCGTCGGTATCGCTCGTTCTTTCGGGAGTAATGTCGATAGTGATTTCGCCATTAGACTGTTTTAGCTCCTCTAAGGCCTTCATGACCTCGTCCTTCGACATACTGTCGATGCTGCCATGCCGGATTTCGGATTTGGAAACATAAATATCTCCCTGCGCCTGCCCTCGTCGATACTCGGCCTGGACGGCCGCAGAGTATGCCCCGTTCTGCAAAGCCACGTCCCGGATTTTTTGCAGGTCGCGCAGATGGCGCTGGTACGTCACGCCATACTTCTCGTCCAGCTCTTGGCGATAGGCTTGGATCGCTGCGCAGACGTGTGGGCTATGATCCGGGTTTGTCAGCTCATATGCACGGGTGTGTGCAGAGCCTGCCGTATATCCTGCGTTGATGGCGGCCTCGCGCAGTGTGATCTGGCCATCCTTTGCGACCAGCTCTTTTACAAACAATTCCTGCCTTCGGGTCAGCGGAGTGTTTACCGACACGCCCGGACGCCCAACCTCGCCCTGCCCAATCTTTTGCTTGTTCTTACCGCGCCACGTGATTTTGTCTGACCGTGCAGTCATTCGTATCCCCTTCTGTCGTATGCGATTGTACCCATAAACAGCCTTTATATACAATCCATTTCTGAAATCATTTTTTTTTTAAAAACCATTTACCCCCCCATTGAGGCAATTCTGCAAGTTACATAAACCCCGGTTCCGGCACTTTTTCAAAAACGACTTTGTGTGTCTACTTAACCCTATATATATAAAGGGTTTTTAGCCGAAAGTTACACGGTTACACCGGTTACGGCTATTTTGACCAAATATTTTATTTTTATTTCTGGAGAATAAATCACTATATAGGCCGAAAAAAGAAACCCCGGACCGTGGTCCGCGACCCGTCCCCAGAAGCTGGCGCTAGCTAATCTGGACCCGTGAGCCGCGATCCCCGATCCGGGGCTGTTGTTAATGCGCAGTTTTGCGCTCAGTCAGAGCTGCGCCTGCAACAAATCTGCTCCAGTACCCGTAACGGCCTCCCGCTTCAATACTTCGGGGTGGCTATCAACACTATCCAGCATCCACAAATAAGCGGCGGCATGGTCGTTGTCGCCGTGCGTTTCCTCTATGGCAGCGCGGAACTCGGCGACGGTCTTGTCTTGGAAACAGCCGGTCCAAAAACGTAATCCGACGCCACACTTATGAACGATGGTGGTGTGCCGTCCCTCAGAACCAATGGGGCCGATGGACATAAACCAGTCGCCCTTTTCGATATTCGCGCGCGGGCCGATATTCGCGCCGGGGCCGATATCCGCGCCGAGGCCGATATCCGCGCCGAGGCCGATATTTGCGTTTTCGCCGATATACGCGCCGGGGCCGATCTTCGCGTCTTCGCCGATATACGCGTAAGGGCCGATATCCGCGTCGGAGCCGATCTTCGCGCCGGGGCCGATATTCGCGCGCGGGCCGATCTTCGCGCCGGGGCCGATCTTCGCCTCGGAGCCGATATTTGCGCGCGGGCCGACCTTCGCGTCAGAGCCGATCTTCGCGCGGGGGCTGATATACGCGTCGGGGCCAATCTCTATTGATGCGCTTAGTGTTAATCCCTCCGCAATCCGTGCCGTCACCGCGACAATAGCGCCTTCGGAACCATCCGGGTTGATATGCCTGCGGGCCTCGGCTTCAAGCCAACCGAAGAACTTGTGTGTGAAGATTTCGTTGCTCATGCCCCGGCCTCCATTACGGCTTCGCCGGTTTCGGCGTTGACAATGATCCAGCTATTCATGCTGCGCCCTCCTTTCGTGAGCGACAAGGGACTTCTTTGCGGAAAACGCAAACAAGTCACGTTTGTCACCGTCGGAAAGTCTCCCACCGGTTTGTCACCGTCGGAAAGTCTCCCACCGGCATGTCACCGTCGGAAAGTCTCCCACCGGCATGTCACCGTCGGAAAGTCTCCCACCGGCATGTCACCCGTAATATTGGTCTCTTTTCCGGGCGATCTCTTTAGCTTTTTTACTGTCCCCCTCCCAAGGCTTACGTGTAAGCTCCTCCACGTTTGGACGTAAGCTTTTTGGTTTTTTCGCACCGACCAGTTGTCTGGGTTTTACCAAGAGATCAATCCCGTCTTTTGCGCTGTCTGCCATTTCTTTGACGCCATCCGCAAATTTGAGTTCACGTTGCGACAAAAGTTCTTTTGACCGGTTGTATGTCGAGTGGGCGTCGGTCTTTAATTTTTCGTCTCGTTTCATTTTCTTCCAGGCAAATCGGGCGGTGGTGTGATCGTAGAGACCGGCGAAGACGCAACAGGTCTCGAACGTACAACCGGACAACCGCGTTGCGCACATCAAAACCTGCCGAGCGTGCACCAATCTTTTTTGTTTAGACCTGCACATAAAATCGTCTGATCCGGTCACTTCCTCGGTGGCTTGGATCAAGCTTTTGTGCAGCGGTGTTCCGGTCGGAATGGATCGCATCCTGATCAAGCGTTCGTCATTTTTTTTGTCATTTTTGAGCGTCATTGCACGAAATCCATAATCAAGGGAAAGACCGGAGTCAGGGCCTTGGCCGCGGCCCGCGCAACCTCGCGGTGTTCCTTCTGCGTCTCAGGCCCGGACCGCAGCTCACAGTAGTGTATCCACGAACGGATGGACCCGGTCATGTATAATCGTGTTTGGGTTAAGCCCTCGGGCAGCACGGCCCGTGCGACCTCTTTTGCCAGCCCGCGCTTGAGCGCTTCATCGTATACATCAAAAGTAGAAGCGATGAGGCTGTCTTGCACGTCACGCCACCAATGGATAAGGCCTTCGTCGTCGGTCTCCAGACTATTTTGTCTGTTTTTAAGGTCTTGGAGCCGCGCTTCCTGCCGGTCGGTGTTTGTCTCGGTGGCCGAGTACCTTTGGCTAAACTCTTGGTATTTAAAGCTTCCGTGCCGAAGAATTTGTCTGGAAACTGCTCGGCTTGTTTCGATACAAAGGCAGGCGTGAGCCATCTCGAAGGGGCTCCAGTGCTTGTTGCGGATCAGGTAGTTTATCA